TTTGAAGGTACGGTTCAACTTAACCAAGCCCCAACCGCAGATAATCACGCAGTAACCCGAGCATATTTGGAAGCGAATGCAGTAGTCGGCATCGCTACAGATAGCGCGAATTATGCTGAGCTGGTAACAGTGAACGGAGAGAAGCAGCTTAAATTAAAGCCTCTCACTATCACCGATGTCGCAGTAGATACAACCGCTACAAGTATCTCGAACTGGGTTTCATCTAACTATACTGTAGGAGATGAAAAACAAGAAGGTGATATCATCATCTTAACTGGTGTTACTGGTCGCGCTCAAACTTGGATCCATAATGGTGGAACCGCTGCGGATGCTACTGACTTTACTGAGATCGAAGGTCAAACCGTAAGTAATGCAGAAGTAAGAGCTGCTTTGAGTGCATCGAGCGGAATCGATTATAATGCTTCTACTGGTGTTTTTACTGCTGATCAAGCTGAGATCCGCGGATTCTTCTCTGCTGGTTCTGGTTTATCTTACGATAGCGCGAATGGTGCATTCTCATTGAATGTAGATACCGATGGCATCTCCGAAGGAGCTTCGAATCTATATTATACAGATGCTCGCGCTCGCGGAGCGATTAGCGTATCTGGTAATGGTATCTCTTACAATAGCGGAACGGGAGCGATCTCATTGGCTGTTGATACCGATCACGTAGTAGAGCAGGCTGGAGCTACAAATCTATGGTTCACAAATGCACGAGCTCAGGGAGCGATCTCTGTTACTGGTGCAGGCTTGAGCTATTCTTCTGGTGTAATTCAGTTAACTGCTGATACTGGTGATATCGCTGAAGGTTCAAACTTGTATTTCACGAATGCAAGAGCAAAAGCCGCTCTCGGTATCCAGACTCTCTCCGCTCCAGATGTTCAACTTCTGAAGAAAGATGTAAGTAATGATCTCTCAGTAGCATTGAGCGATATCTTCGCTGAGTTCGCTGCTGGTACTGGTTTATCTTGGGATGGAGCTGGTGAGTTCTCATTGAGTGCATCTACCTCGGATGTAAGCGAAGGAACGAATCTGTATTTCACAGATGCAAGAGCTCAGCAAGCTATCTCCGCAGATGCCTCCGCGGATAACTTGGCTCAATACGATAATACTAAAGGAGAGATCCTAGTAGATATTAATGATTTTCGTAAGGAGTTCGCTCCTCAGAACTTAACTGCTAATACTTGGGCTACGTTAAATCATGGCTTGGGTAAGAAGATCATTCACGTATCTGCTTATGATTCAAGCGGTAATCTAATCCAATTGGATGTTCAGCTCGTAGATAGTAATAACGTAAAGGTCAAATCTGTAATAAATGTTACTGGTGCTGAGATCGTAGTATCTATCTAATCCCTCAAGTTTCCCATAATAAAGGGAGTTCGTACCTCGCTTCCTTTTCCCCCGATCCTCTCGGGGGTTTTTTTTGTCTTGCGGATGCTCGCAGATTCGTTTATACTTTGATAAGGGTAGGGTCGCTCCCGTAATAGCAGAAAACCCGTAACTAATCCAATATTCTTTCTTTTCATGGTGTTACTATGTCAACAATTACTAATAATGGCTTAGTCGGTGATCTTCGACTAGCCCAAATGATCTCTCAAGAAATTCGCTTACTCCTGAAGGATAGCGTAAATCTTCGCAATACTCCATTTATGGATTTTGTCGGTTCTATTAATGGCCTCGGTTCTGATACCGTTCGAGTACGTAAAGCGTTTCTCGATGGTGAATCAGATTTTACGAGCTTCACTGGTGGTACTGAGGATGGAGCTGTAGGTGATAAGGCTCTGGTCGATGGTCATGTAGATGTCGTAGTTAAGCGTAATGCTCTTGCTTACTCTATTACTGATATGGCTTCTATGACTGGTATGGGAGCTGGTGATATCGATCCGTTCCGTATCGCTGAGCATATCGCTAAATCTTATGATGCTCTCTTCGCTAAATTAACCGCTGCGGTTTTTACTGGTTTTACTGCTCAGGTTGGAGCTGCTGCTGCGATGAGCGTTTCAGTATTGTTAGATGCTATCCAAACTTTGGAAGCTGCTGGAACAAATAAAGGAGCTCCAGGGCCTTACGTATGCGTATTGCATCCAGCTCAGTTCGCAGAGCTTCAAGATTCAATCCGTAACGAAACGAACGGGATTATCCAGTTTATTCCTGCTTCTTACGATGCAATCTCAGCGAAGGGATCTCATTATAAAGGTTCTTTCTTGGGTGTAGAGCTTTATACCTCTTCTTATGTTTTGGATGATACCTCAGCATATCAAGGAGCTATGTTCGCTCCTGGTGCTATCGGTTACGCTACTGGCATGCCAGCAGCTTTACCAGGTGCAGCTCAAACTATGGAAATGGGTGAGGTTATGGTCGAGATGGATCGCGATGCTACGAAGGCATTGACTCGAATCGTAGGCCACTGCTATTTGGGTATGGCTATCATCGATAACGATCGCGGAGTCGAGATCGCTACTAACGTATAATCGAATCGATTATTTTTCCCTTGGTTAAGGGGAGGGAGTTCTCTCTCTCCTCTTTTCCTATAATTTCAATGAGGTACAAAAAACATGAGTAATACATTCACTCCCCAACCTTGGGCTCCGCAGCGAGCAAATCCCCAACAGGTTCTCCCAGAGCCTCCGAACCATCCATTCTATTATAAATGGCATCCATCGAACTGGATGTTCCATTATTTTGATCTCGAAGTACAGAATGGAAAGAGCTCGAAGATAGTTAAGAAGGGATTCTTCCTTCCGAATATTCGATTAGAGTATATCGTTCCAGGAGTGAACGGTATTCATCAAGTTTCTGGAGAACTAGGAAATCCAGGTTCTCGAATCGGTAAGCTCCAGCAGGATGGATGGATCTATCTTAATCCAGAACGGTTCCAATACATTAACGTTTATCCAGTACGAGGAGGAAGATACCATTCTCCAATCTGGGAGAGCGTTCGAACCGTAGGGAACCGAGTTATCAAGAAATTCGATCGAGAGGCCTTCCGAAAGTGGACTGCGAAACTCGTACTCGATGGAACTCTATCTCCTATCGAATCTCATTTCTGGGAACTGCAAACTATCACGCATCAAAAAACGATTGATAGGCTCGCATCCTCTCAGCATATCCCCGAAGTTAAAATCGAGATGAATCAAGCCTACCAAATCAAAGATGATATGATAGAATGTATTCAGCGATTCGAATCGAATGGAATCGAAATATATAGAGAGTTATTCTAATGTCTACCAGTATACCATATGCTCCCCAGATCAAGATCCCAGAGCTCCTCGAGCGAGGGAAAGCGAATACGAGTACACTCCCCATCTATCGTGATGGCCTTCTCGTAGTTCCTGATGCGGTTCGGTATACTCTTTTCAAACCAGATCAAACCAAGTTAATCGATAATGCTACTGCTTCCTATCCTGCTAATGTTCCTACTTACGTTCATTCAGCAGGGATTATGGGTGACTCGCTCATCCTCGGAGAAGGCTACCTCCAAGAGTGGAAGATTACAATTGTAGGAGAGGAATATATCTTTCGAAGAATGGCTTCCGTAGTCCTTCGAAGATTATACCCAGTAGTATCGGATGCTGATATTACTGCTACATATTCGCAGCTCGCAGATATTAGACCTTCGAATCTATCCTCCTATCAATCTTATATCGATGAAGCATGGTATACTATGCTTCAGAGAATGAGACAAGAGGGAGGAGGATTGGAATATCTTGTTATGTCTCCAGAGGCCTTCCGATCTGCTCATCAGAATCTATCTCTCTATTATATCTTCCGAGATTTTCATAGCTCGTTAGGTCAATCGAACGGAAGATATCTAGATCTTGCGAATGAGCATTTTAGACAATATCAGGATGAATGGAAGCGGATAAATTTCATCTATGATCATGATCATAATGGTCTATCCGAGCAGCCAAATTCCCGGATAGCTAAGCAACCGGTAATATTTCTATCCAATCCAGGAAGGTTCGGTTCCTTCCGTAGGAGAAGATAATGGCTCAATCCCTCTCGAGTATTCGAAAGCAGATCGCTTCGAAGGTCGCTACGATTACAGGATTCAAAGAATCCAATCATACTCCAGACTATTTCGGGAGAACTGAGAACACCATCGCGAATAAGGCCTTCGCGGTAGGAGTAGCGAGTTCAGTAGCGATGGAAGAGAGACAACGGAGAGGAATCGGGGTTTATATGTCTACTCCGATGATCGTTACCTTTGCGTATCGATTGAGGCCGCTCGATGTCTATCCTACTGATTACGATCTCGCTCTCGATACTGAGCAAGAGGTAATCCAAGGGATTCTCGGAGCATACAGTTCGGATAATGCGTTCACTATTCGATATCTCCAATCTCAAAGAGTCGTAACCGATTCTCAGGAATATATAATCATCTCTTTAACCTTCAATATCTTACACACTATCTAATATATTCGGATAGAATATAAAACATAACACAGGAGGCCGCGATGGCTTATTCAGTAGTACCCAAGACTAAACGCGATGGTCTTATTACACTTCTCGATGGAACTGGAGTTCCAGTAACTCTCGATGTAGCTTACGAAGATGGAAACTTCAGTTTCTCCGATCCTCAACAGTTCTCAGAGCTAGTTATCATGGATCGCGGTAACTTCGCAGCTATCCGAAAGCAAGATGAACAAGCTAAGAGTGGTTCATTCTCTTTTCACTTCAGACAGTTTACAGATGGTTCCGAAGCTGGTTCGGTTCGTGACTTCATTAAGCAAGCTGGTAACTATTCTGGTAATATCTCCACCGGTTCTACTGGAACTCCATATATCGAG